AATGGCGACTACGATGACTCTGCGGCGACCTACGCGCAGATCACGCTCGGAAACTTCTGCGGCTTGCAGTTCCCGTCGCACAGTAACCTGACGCGAGCCGATCGCGGGGTCGCCACCGTCACGCTCTGGCTCACGCTGCGAGACGCGACAGACGAGAATATAGAGGTCCGTGTAGACACCACGGGCGGCACGATTGTCGAGACTATCAGCTCAGGGTCGCTGCCCGCTGCGGGCTCTGCTCCCCAGGCGTTCTCGTTCGAGTACGACTCAACCTTACACGCGAGCGACGGGTCGACATTCTTTCTATACGTGCAGATGGTCGGCGGCTCTGGCGACTTCAGAATTTTTCACGCGCAGATTGAAATCAATCAGCTAGAAAAAGGGCAGATAGATCAAGAGGGCACGTCGACGGCCGTATCCGATGCTGGCGTGACGAACCCCGACAACGTGATCGACGGCAGCAATTCGACATTCGCGTCGTTTGATACCACGAATAACCAGTACCTAGACGTCACGTTCGATCAGCCCGCAGGCGTGGCGACCTTCGATATGCAGACCGTCTCTATCCTAATGAAGCCGACCGCGACGCGCGCCTTTGTCCTACGAAAAACAGACGCGACGAACATGATCGACCAACACACCGAGCCGACCACGCTCTCGACTCCCGAGTGGCGCCACTTCATGTTTACCGACGGGTTTACGAACGTAAACACGATCCGATTCCAGACGACAACGGCTAATGACTTCGGCGACATCTACCGGGTCATCCGAACGATCCACGACCCGAAGGCGATACCCGAGATCATCACCGCGCAGCTGTATGCCGACATAGACGGGGTGGAGGCGCCCGGCTCGGGCTATCAGGTGTCGACGGGCGTGACGCTCGAACACCCCGCCGACATTATGAAACACTGGGTCGAGGTCGTGGGCGGCGAGACCGTGAACGCCGCGAGTTACTCCGCGCTCGTCACAGCGCTCGGCGCGGCTGCAAAGTGGGCCTTTGACGTTCGCAGTCTCGGGTTCAAGTGGGACGAGATCCTTCAGCGCATGGCGTTCGAGGCCAGGTGTAACGTCGTACCATTGGAGGAATCCAGCGGGCGAGAGTGGCACCTACTCTCAGCGGACAGCAGTTACGGGTTCGGCGCTGCGACTTCGACCCTATCCGAAACGCACACCATGCGAAACGAGGGGCGCAGCCTCGACGACATCGCGAATGACTTCACGTTCCGTTATGCGTTCGACGCATCGCTACCGGGAGGGGGTAGCGAGGAGGGGTACAAGCTCTTCGCTCGCGCGAACCCCGACAACTCGGACGTACCGCTGACCTCGACGATTCTCAACACCGCATCGCTTCGGACGGGGCGGATCGAGAGCGGCCCGGTGGCGTTCCTCTGTATCCAAGATCCGACCACAGCCGAGGATGTCGCAGGCTACATCGCGCAGGAGAAGAAGTCAGACAGGCGCAAGGTCTTTCACTTGTCGAAGGTGGCGTGGTTCGACGGGCTCCCGCTGGCGATTGGCGACATCGTTGACATCGCGCCGCCGTGGTCGAACGTGACGGACGGCTGCCGGATCATCAGCATGACGAAGGATTTCAACGAGCACACATGGGAGATCATCGCCGTGCAGATCTCCGAAAACGGTCAGCACACATGAGGGCGGCCATGCACATTCTCACGATACTCGCGGCGATTCTCTTCGCGTGGCCCGCGTTCGCACAGACCTGCCCGTCGACCGTTTGGCCTGCGTGTACCGTAAAGTTCGACGACGACGACAGGCTAGAGGCGACGCGCGACGAGCACCCCGAATACCTCGTTGCGAACCTGCCCACTTGCGACGCCAACGCTGCGGGGCGGACGGTCTACGTCACCGACGGAGACGGCACGAGCGACTGTACGGTGGGCCTGCAATCGAATCGGAATCAATGCAACTGCGACGGGACGACCTGGCTCGCCGCGCTCGCTGGCGCGGGCGGCACTCACCCCGTTGACCTTGCAAGCGACGTGACGGGAACCCTCGACGGTGACAATGTCGAGGGGGCAACCGCATCGCAGAAAGGCGTTTTAGAACGCGCGACGCTCGGAGAAGTGAGCGACGGGACGACGAACCTAGCGGCGATCACGCCGCTATCCTTGCGCGGTGCCGACCTCGAACAGGGCGACATGAAGCTCGGCGGCCACCTCACACTAAGGCGAAGCACACTCCCGCCGACGCTTCCAACCGTGCCCGGATCGCCTGACGTTAAGGATGCGTCGTACTATTACGGGCCGCTATCTACGACGACCTACGACAATTTCAGCTGGTGTGCAGACAACTTCGACACGCCAGCGAGCCCAGCGCCGCAGACGTCCTGCTCTACGACGCCGACCTGTTCCGATGGACTTTGCGACTCGAACATAGGCAGCGCCGACCCGACGACTCCGGGGCAAACGCTTGTTATTCGCGCCCAAACGAATAAGACGAATTTTCTCTGTGCGAATCAGGGCAACCCAACCGGGAAGCTGATCTGCGGAACTGAAACGATTGTCCTAGACAAAAACGACTGGATCTCATTCACGAGCGCCGATCGGTTCGGGACGGGTAACGTCCAGTGGTATTTGAACTGGGTGTTTCGCCAAGAGGACAACTACGGCAGCAGGCACCTAACGGCGTACAGCGAACAGACGTTTGGCACGTGGAAGATGAGCGACGTCGAACTCACCGGAACCGTGGATCTCGGTCTCGTCGAGTATTTTCTAGAGGATGATGCGACGCCCGACATATCAAGCGGGACGCTGTTTAAATCCTGGGAGTGCGCCGACCTCTACGACGTGCACTGCGTCGACCTCTACGATTCGCGCGACGGCGAGCCTTGCGGTGGTGACATTCAGTGTTCTGGGGCCCCCGATGCCCTGTGCGATTCGGACGCTCAGTCTGCTCTGTCTGTATTGCCGCAGCGAGCGGGCAGCCCCGACGCGCTCTGCGATGCAGACGGTGTGACCGCGTTCCCTGCGTCAGCGCCGAGTCAACTCACGATAACAGACTTCGACGGCGGGGATGACGGGCAGATCATCTACGTCATCGCGAGCGAGCAGGAGTTGGAGCTTTTCTGTTCGTGCGTCGACGTATTCGACACCGGAGGCCCGCCGCAAACTTCCTGCGCGGGAGGCTCCCCCTGCCCCGATAGCCTCTGCGACGACGACGGCTCGGCCGTACCCGGGTCGAGCAACCTCGTGTGCGGAACCGTCAACCCGATCCTTAACACGGATGAAACTGCGACATTCTTTCTTAACGGCGATACGAATAGTTGGCACTTGCTCGCCCTAGAGGAATTCTCAGACGTCAGCAAGGCGTCCCTCGGAACTGCAAATACTTTCACCGCGCAGAACACTTTCAACGCCGCTGTAACACTCGGCAGCGTCCTTGACTTTGGCGTGTGGAATCCCGTAACCGGGGGTTCGGGTGATGCGTCTCTCGGCAACCTGTTCATCGTAGGCGACGCAACAACGATCACCACGTTCACGAACGGCACCGAGGGCCAACAGATCTACCTTTCGGGTGCGTCGCCGTTCTTCCCGACCATAGACTGCACAGGCACTATCTTGGTCTGCGGCACAGGCGACATCACGCTGTTGGTCAACGAGACGATTGGCTTCATCTACCAAAACAACGAGTGGCAGATGAACGCGTATTTCAACAAGGCACGCAACTACAGTGTGCTTCCTATTGCCGCGACGGACGTCACTTTCGAAAACCTCTCCGCCAACGGAGACATCGGGTTCGGTGCGTCGCAGGTTCCAGAGGGCGACGAGGTCGCGCCGCTGGCCGGTCCCACGTTCACGGGCGAAGCCACGTTTGCCGATGTGGTCGTCGCCGGTATTCATCAAGCCTGCGATTCCACCGAAACCTGGGGCGCGAGCGACGCAACGCCCGACGTTGCGAGCGGCAACTGCTTCCGCAGCAACACCAGCACCACGCCAACGATTACCAACTTCGACTGCGGGGGCGGCGTCTGCCAGAACGGGCACTGGTTCATCGTGCGTGGCGGCTGGAGCGGAACGGGCACCATCTATGACTGTAGCGGCTCGGCCGACATCCACTGCGGATCGATAGACATCCGGACGAAGCTCGACGACTTCATGCTCTGGTTCCAGCAGAACGGTGACTGGTACATGCTGAGCTACATGGACGCCTCTACCAGCAACCTCGCAAACGCGATGCCGTCGGACTGGATCGACAACGGCGCGGCAGGGAATGACGAAATCCGGGCCGGAGGTAGTGACTTCAAGTTTATAGGCGGTGGCGGGGAGAGATTGGTCATCGACGTTAGTTCTGATCCGCCCGCAATCACGTCCGACACGTCCATCTTCATCAGCTTTGAAAACGAAATCATCACCGGCGACGCCGCGAGCATGATGGAGCACTGGACCCAGACCATCAGCGGCACCACCCATTCGCCGAGCGGCGTGTTCCTCTTGGGCTGCTCGACCTACTACTACACCAACACTGGCGCGGTCACGGCGACCCTCGGTGATGCCGTAGCCGGGGCGTGCATCTGCCTCCATGACTTTGACGCGACGGCAGCGCTGTCAGTCGATGTGCAATCGGGAGACCAGATATTTCTTGACGGGACTGGCATCGGTGCGGGCGACAAGCTGCTCGGCACCACAGACGGCGGCGAGTGGGTCTGTCTGAAGGCTAAAAGCACAACCGACTGGGTGGTTGAGGGGAGATCGCGGCTCTCGGCACCCGACTGGTCGGATGGAGGACCGTGAACATGAAACACCTAGCACTTGCGGCAGCGCTTCTATTTGCGGCCCCCGCGTTCGCTGCCGACCCTTGGCGCTGCACGCTGGCGGGGCACCCGAAGGCCGCGGCGGCTATGCCTGAACTCTGCGCGATCATGGAGGCGATCGAGGGGCATCCCCCAAGGTGGAACGCGAACGCCTGCGCGAGTGCCCTCATGCTGTTCGGCATGCGGACGCTGCACGTCGACACACAGCGTAAGCTCGCACAGTCGATCCGACGCGACGCGCGACGTGCGCTCAACGAGCCGACCCAGACACCAGCGCCGCCTGGCCCAACGGCGACCCCGACAGCGATACCCACCACCACACCATGAGGCGAGTAATGGCAAACGGAAACGGCAAAGGAATCTGGCAGGCACTTGCTACGGGAGTTTGCGCGATACTCGCGGCGCTCGCGATGACATGGACGAACGCGATCGGCGAGAGCGACGACGATCAGAACGACAGGCTAAACGCGAACGAGGAGAACGTCAGGACGATCCACCACGAGCTGCAAGTCAACCGCGACCTCCTCAAGCGGATCGACAAGAACACGGGCGGCGACGGTGAGGCTCCTGACGTCCGCAGGCTTCGGAAGCCCGACAAGTGACGGTCGGCGAGAAGCAGGAACTCTTCGCACGGTGCCACGCGAAGCTACTCGCGAAGGCGTTCGAGCTTGGCTTCGAGGTTCGACAGCGCGACCTCTGGCGCACCCCCGCGCAGGCCGCGCGCAACGAGCTCGCCGGCGTCGGAATCAAGAACTCGCTCCATTGCAAGGGCCTCGCGATCGACCTCTACATCCGACGACCAGGCGGCCGGATCCTCTGGTCGACCGAGGCCTACCGCGAACTCGGCGTGTTCTGGGAGGACCTCCATCCCCTGACGTACTGGGGGGGCCGGACCGACAAGCCAGGCGACCGACTCCGTCACGACGGAGGACACTTCTCGATCACTCACGGAGGCGTCCAGTGAACCGACCTCGAGGATCGCCTCTGCTGGCCGATCGGCTGTTCGCCGGTATGCTCGCCGCGCCCGTCCTGGCTTTCGCTGCCCTGTGTCTGCTGCTGCTCCTCTGGGGGTGCGCGACGACTCGCCAGAGCTGCGAATACCACTCGAACGGGCGCCTCGAGCGATACCAGCTCAGGACCGCGATCCTCGGGACCGGCGAGACCGAGCTGGTCACAACGGACTGCGCGGCTCTGGCTCAGTCGACGAAGGACACCGGCCTCTCTGACAACGGGACGGACGCCCTGGGCGTGATCGCGGAGGGCGCGGCTAAGGGGCTTTCCCCCGTCCCGTGAGGGTCGCACTCGGCATACTCATCGGGCTCCTGATCGGCTCGACCCTCGGGCTCGTCGTCGGCTCATCCTTTGGCGCGTGGATGCAGCGCGACTACGTCCTCGAGTGGCGCGCGACCGCGTTCGAGTGCTTCGACGAACTGGTCGAGTGCCGGGGTGACTCGACCCGCGTTCCGATCTCGTGGGCAGCACCGTGAAACGCAAGCCCGAGCGGATCGACTACTACTTGACGCAGATCGCCCAGCTCTGGCCCGACTTCAAAGACGATGGGCTCTCGGGTGGCTTTCCCGACTGGGTATACGCGCGGCATAATCTCAGGCTAGCCGGCCGCGTGCATGATTGGCACTACTGCACGCGCTGTCACCGTCCTCTAGAAAATACTCGACGAGACCGAGACGCAGGTTCGATGACCTGGCGTGCCAAGGGCTTCGCCGACCGCGCCCTACGCCAGCACGCCCGAGAACTCCTCCCTTGGTATTTGCAGATTGCGCCGATCGTCTTGTACGTCGGCGTGCGGCTCGGCGGCAACTCGTCATGGGACTCATGCGGCCCCGACGTAGGCGAGAGGTGCCGCCACATGATTGCGCTGCCGACTTGGATGGTTCGACTCGAGGGGGTATGAGTGGACGATGACGTTCTGGTCTGGGACATCGAAACGACACCGAACATTGGGCTCTTCTGGCGCACCGGCTACAAGGTTTCCATTCTCCCACAGGCGGTTCTAAAAGAGCGGCAGATCTGCGTCGTCGGCTACAAGTGGCTCGACGGAGGCAAGGCGCGGACGCTCACGTGGGGAAAGGACGCGGATGAAGAGACGATGATCCGCAAGACGGTGGCCCTACTCGATCGAGCCCGATACTCGATCGCCCACTTCGGGGACTCGTTCGATCAGCCTTGGCTGCGCGCGCGCGCGATGAAGTACGGCATCCCGATGGCTCCGCACTACGTCACGGTCGATACGAAAAAGCTATTCTCTCGCTACACCTACATGAACTCGAACAAGCTCGACGACCTCGGGCAGTATTTCTCGCTCGGCGAGAAGATCAGGACCAGTTACAGCCTTTGGGTCAAGATCGTGACGGAGAACCACCAGCCCTCATTGCGCGAGATGGCGCGTTACTGCCGTCGCGACGTCGACCTCCTGGCTGAGCTTTGGCAGTACGCTCGGCCGTGGTTCCCAGCGCCCCAGGCGAGTATTGCGCGCAACGTGAGCCGATGCCCGAACTGCAACGGCGCGAACACGATCGTGAACAAGCACCGACGCACGGCTGCCGGGCACGACAAGGTTCAGTTCGTTTGTAGGGACTGCGGCCAGTACCACACCGTAGCGAGGGGTCGCTACGAGAAGGCGAGGCGCGATGCAGCTTGAGGATGTTCTCATCCTACCGACCGAGATCAATGGCCCGGCGCAACTCGCCGCGCACCTCGCGAAGCTAACAGCGCAGAAAAATAACCCAGTGATTCAGGCCGTCGTCCTGTGGTTCGATTCGAACGGAGCACCCGGGATCGCTTGGTCTGAGTTGACACCTGGCGAGCTATTGCAGCTCGGCAAGTATTTCTCGATCGCGATTGACGACGTATTCCGAGAGGAATGGTACGACCAGCTGGTTCACCCCGAAACGATGGACGAGGACTCATGAGAAACCAGCACGGCGGCTACACGTATTTCACGATCTACCGGAATCACTCCATCTGGCACAATCGGGATGCCCTGGCGCCCTGCCACGAATATGCCGCCACGAGCGAGGGGGGGGAGGCTCCGACATTCACGATCTTTGCGGAATCATTTGGGGCGATCCGCAAAAAGCTTGATGAGGCGATTCAGCCCTGCCCTGAGTTGTAGCGCTTGAGATCTGAGAGCACGCCAGTAGATGATCCCTTCACTGATTCGGTCGCGGCTTCGATCGTCCCGGTATCACCCTCGCCACCCATCGCGATGAGCTGATCGATCTCCTCGAGGGCGATCCTCGAGCGCACCGTCATGGTCACGATCTTTGATCGGATCTGGGTGAGTTTCGGCTTCGTGTTGCTCATGATTCGCTTCTCCTATTTCCGCGACGCATTAGCGCGTCATGTCGCTATCCGCCCCCAGAGCTCTCGGAAGGCGAGCGCGGCTTGCTGGGGAACCACGGCGTTCCCGAGGCATCGCAGTCGGTCCACCCTGTAGGGAGTCCCATCATCCACTCGATGTATTCCGGGTTCTCGGGACCACCGAAAATCCCGCGCAGGCTCAGGCGGATCTTCCCGATCCTGCCCGCCCCCCCGCCCCGGTTCGATCCGTAGGGGCTCGCTGCGGGAGTGGGCAAGAATGAACACCCTGGGTCGGAAGTGCGGCGCTCCAACCTCGGACGCTTTGAACATTCCCCACTCCACATCGAACCCGAGATCGGCCAGCGATCCGAGAACCTGGGCGAGTCCGCATTGGATGAGTCCACGCACGTTTTCCAGAAAAATAACTCGCGGTCGCGTGTCGCGAAGAATGTCTGTAATGAGAGGCCAGACCCAGCGTTCGTCTCGGTCGCCCTTACGCTTTCCTGCTGTGCTTGCTGGCTGACACGGGAACCCCGCAGAGACAATATCCACTGTCGAGCGGAACCATCTGCCGTCGAAGGATTCGAGATCGTCCCAGATAGGAGCCGAATCCAGGGCCTTGTCTGCCATCCTCGCCACGAGGACGCTCGCTGCGTAGGCGTCCCGCTCGACGTAACAGACAGTTCGGTATCGCTCTCCCAGGGCGAGCTTGAGCCCAAGCTCGAGTCCTCCAACCCCGGCACAAAGTGCGAGCCCCGTGATGGGACGTAGAGCCACGCCATTTACCACTTCCACTTGACCGGCTGCCCGTCCGGCTCCCCCTCCAGCAGCGTCCGCGGCGGGCCGTCTGGTCGCTTAAATCGCGCCTTACTCGCCTGCCAGCGGTCGTCCAGAATCCGTGCCCCCACTAGGGTCGCGACCACCATGCCCACGAGGCCGAGCAGCCCGAGCGCGAATAGCAAACGTGCGCTCACAGGCACACCGCGATCCCGCTCTCGAGATACTCGCAACCGAACGCCGTCACGAACGCGGACCAGTCGCCGCCCCCCACGACCCCGTCGCCGTCCGCGTCGAAAGCTGGGGCGCTACTCCCCCATGCGTTCACGAACGCGCCGAAGTCGCCGCCGTCTGTCGCCCCGCTGCCGTTCGCATCGAAGTTGTGGATGCGCTGCACGAACAGCGGGTCGCTCCAGGGGCCGTGGTTCCCGCTCTGCGGGTATGCCGCGATGCGAAGCTCGAAAGCGTGGTACTTCTCGATCGGGCAGAACTCCCACTCGTTGCGAACCCTGCCGCCAGTACGGAGAACAGCCGCTATGCCCACGCCGTCGACCCCGACGTAGTAGCCCGCGAACTCCCCGCCAGGGCTAGACCACGAGATCAGCACGCAGGCCCACACGAGCGTCACTTTCCGAGGTACTCGAACAGACGCTCGGTTTGCCAAGCCCACGCAGCCCTCCCCGCGGCCGCCCACGCGGCAGCCCTCACGGGAAACCTCGCCCTCGCGGCAGCCCACGCGGCAGCCCTCACGGGAAACCTCGCCCTCGCGGCATCCCCCGCGGCAGCCCACGCGGCAGCCCACGCGGCAGCCCCCGCCATCGCGGTCGCGAGCGCCGCGGCATCGGCATCGGCTTCGGCCGCGGCAGCCCACGCGGCATCCCCCGCGGCAGCCCTCGCGGCATCGTCAACAGCACCCATCGCGAACTGACGCGCGATTTCGATCGCGATTCGGGGCCGATCGTCGTCGGGGTATTGTGCCTCGAAGATCGGGAGCACCCGCTCAGCACAGTCCGCAACGAATAGGCGCGCGACCCTCTCGTCCCAAGCCAACTCACGGACTAGGCGGGCTTCGCGCACGACTACCTTGTCGGACGATACGATCAACTCGTCGCCGCGAGTCTCGACCTCGAAGATCCGCGGCCCGAGCCAACGAACCAAGTCGCCCCGGCGGCAGAGATGGAGCCCGTTTCGACAGACTGCGAGTTCGCCCGTAGCCTTCTCCCAGCAGCCTGGACGACTACCGCGCGGCAACCCCCACGCCCCGCGGCCGTAGAGCGCCTCGCCACCCTTGTCGAGAACTTTGTAGTACGGCTCGGGCACCGCCATCACTTGATCTCTAGCCGGTTCGATCGCATGAGCACCGCGAACGGAAGCGACGCGCCCGCCTTGAGCGCATCGAGGATCGCCTTCTTGTCGGGTGCCCGCGTCTCGGGAACGACCCGCTGGAACTTCGGCGGGACTGCCTCGGCGTCAGGGATCGACACCTTCGGCGGGTTCTTCCGCCAAGCTATTTTAGAGCGAGCGTCTGAGATAGGATCGGATCCCTGCGGAATGCAGTTCTGGAGATACTCGACGAGCCGCTTCGCGCGGTTCTCGTGAACGGTCGCCCGCTTCTTGAGCTTCTCGGCTTCGACCTTCCCGGCCTCCGCTTCGGCCAGCTCGCCCTTGAGGTACGCGGCGACCGCGAGCGCTTTCGCGTCGCGACCCATCTCGAGTTCTGCGAGCTTCTCAAGCGTCTCGTCCGAGATCTCACCTGTCTCGCGGTCCACCTCGGACGCGAGGATTCGCTCGATCTCGTCTGCGATCTTGTAGAGCTGCATCAGAAGGGCACCTCCGCGTCACCCGAGCCGGTGAACTCGCCAGGTGTCGGGGGCCGCTGGCTGGCGGGGTACTGACCGATCGTCTCGATCAGCTCATCGCCCCGGTCGTCATCGACCTGATCGACCTTGTCGAAGCCCATGCGGTCGAGCGCCCAGTTGATCGACTTCCACTTGTCCTCGTCGCTCTTGCCGTGAACCTCCTCGGACGCCTTGAAGCCTGCGCGCCATACCCCGAGCTGCTTGATCCGGGCCTTCGTGAGCGTGCCGCCCGTGGGCGCTACGGCCCCCTGCTGTGTCGGCGCGTGCGGGATCGTGGTTGGCTCGTCGAGTACGCCTTCGACCTGGCGAGCGAACGCATCGGCGGGCAGCTCATCGGCGCTCACCTCTCCGAACCCAACGAGGTCCGAGATCGCGCGGTTCTTCGCGCGCGTGACCGCGTGCGAGCGGACGTTGTGGACGGTGCAGGAGCCGCCGTACTTCTCGCTGGCCATGCAGGTGCCGTCGCTCTCAGAGATGCGGCCGTTCGTCGTGGTCGCGCGAGCGATGGCGGTGAACCCCCAGTCAAAGTCTCCGCCCTCGACGCTCCCGAACTCGACCTGCTCGACCCTGACGACCTCGCAGCTCACGTTGAACGCCGTCGCAATCGCGCGCCAGTACGCCTTTTTGCGGAACTTCTTGTCCTGAATCGGCATGATGCAGTCGGGCATCTTGAGATCGAACACGCGCTGAATCTCGAGATACGTCTCAAGGGATGCGCTCGCGCCCTGCGCGCTCGGTGCGACGACCTCGCCCGACTCTGCGACGACCAGTTCGCTCGGTTGCTCCGTTGCTTTCATGACTTATGACCTCCGGTCGAAGTTGAAGGGGCGACCCGTGAGCCTCAGCTTCCGGCCTTATCCCACGAGCCACCCCTCGCCCTGGCGGCTATCACTTGAAAACCATTTCATTGCGCTCCACGCCACCAACACTCTCGCGAGAACCTCTCACGGGAGACGGGCACCTCGCGCGGTCGCGCCTACCGAGACGCCCCGCGCTGATAGTGAGCTGACTGTTATGCGTGCACCACGTGCGGAAGGGCCGCGCTCGGCCTAGCACGTAGCCCACGGCGAGGATCGGCAGGATGACGGGCCAGTCACCCATGATTGGCCTCGTCGATCGAGTCGAGCACGCGCTGCGATCTGCGGTGGGCTTGCTTCGCCCGTGTCGTCATGATGGCCTTGGAAAACGGCTTCATGTGATGGCCGAGAAACTCAAGCTCTGCGTTCGCTTCTCGCAGACCGATCTTGAGATCCCTCACGGCCGCGCAGAGCGCGACGTGCTTGCTCCTGCGAGCCTTCGCGAGCCTTACGTCGATGTGCGCGCTCATGCTGCCGCCCCGTCATTCTGCGAGCAGAGCAGGCAGAACCCGTCCTCGTTCAGCTCGTCCGAGAACTGGCACCGCCTGCAGGGAACCAGTGGGGGCGCGTCGTAATCCGCGAGCGCCTTGCATCGCAGGCAGAGCCCCGTCTCCGGGCTAATCGCCTCGTCACCGTGCTTCGGGCAATCGCTCTCGCGGGGTGCGGTGGCGATGCACTCGACAGGTCGCCCATCACCGGCGCTGATCGCCCGTTCCCAGCAGACCGTATGCCCGCAACGCACGGCCATTACAGGCCACCTCGCGCGTCCCGCGCCCTGAGGGATAGGAGTTCCGAGATCAGCTCGGCCTCGATTGCGCCTGCGCCCTCTCGGATGGCAGCGGCCAGGAACTCGGCCTTGTCGGCGTTGCTCGCCACGGAAACGGCGGCTCGCCTGACCTTCTCGACGTCGACTGTCCAGGGGAGTTCCCTTCTTGATTCGCTGCTCTTGGCCATGATCTGCGCCTCCGTTTCGGGTGAGTGACATCATATATCCATCATCGTCCCCCCGGCAAGGGATCTGGAGCAAATAATCGCCAAAATCAAAAAAAAAAGAGTTGCCTATCGGATGCCCCTTCGGTAATGATGACCCTGGGGGCTGAATGGCCAAGAGGCGCCGATTCCCGAGCGATCATCGTCCCTGGTTCCGATTGACAGAGGACATCCTCGATGATCCAAAGATCTCCGAGATCGACGACGCCGCGTTTCGGCTCTTTATCAATCTGCTCGCTGCGCTCTCGAGAGCCAACTCCAAGGATGGATCGATCTCCCTATCTCGACGCTCGATCTGCGCCCTTGCCAGGCGCGAGAGGGTCGTCCACGCCGAGGCTACGATGAGACGTCTAGGAGACGTCTCGTTGACGTCTCTGCGACGTCTCGGAGACGTCTACCTGGTAGAGGTCTCTAACTGGTCGAAATTGCAGGGATTCGCTCCGACCATTAGAATAGAGGAGAATAGAGTAGAAGCTCTCTCTACGAGAGAGAGCGCGACACCCCCGATCGACCCATCCGGATCCCCTGATACAGAGATGCTCGAGCCGATGGATCCCCGTCTACGCGAGGCCTTGATCGAGAGTGACCGCCGACTCGCGGCCGCCCTGGCCGAGAAGCTCGACCGCGAGATCCTCGGGGACCGCGCCCATCCAGACGAGACCCTGTATCAAGATCTCCATCAGTCGCGAGTCGGCCGAAAGATCGTCGACCTCGATCTCGCCGATTACGATCCCCCCAGCATACGCGAGACCGATCATGACCTCGAGGGGTTCGTCCCGATCCCCGACCCCGAGGGTAAATCCCCCCGCGATCTCGAGGTTCGCCCACGATCGACGATCTCGAGCAGCCCTGACGGGATCATCCCATCTGCGGGCGCTCTCTCGGCTGTCGATGGACAATGGCTATTTGCGATGCTCGCCAAGCTCGGGACGATCTCCGAATCAGGCCAGACGCTCGAGGACTGGATCGATGAGAATTACGAGCTCATCGTCTGCGAGGTCGCCGCCCTCGGGCTCGAGACGGATCGCCAGAACTTCGCCAAGATCAGAGCCCTCGCTCATCGATACTGGAGACGCGATCTCAATCCGCGGCCAGGCGCGACCCGCGCCAAGAGCTTCGCTGAGATCGATCGCGAATCGAACTCGGCCGAGGCGATCGCCAAGGCCCGAAGGGATCGGGATGACTGACGTCCGAGATCAGCTCATGGCGAAGCTCGCTCGAGCCTTTCCTAGCGGCGCGAGCTCGGAAAGATCCGCAGAATATATCGATGCCCTGCGGGGACATCGATTCAAGATCAGGGACGTCAAGGCGGGGATCGATCTCGTGATCTCTACGCGGGAACACGGAACCTTTCCCCCTTTCGCGGTGCTTCTCGCCAAGTGCAATGAGGCGAGACAGCGCAGACTGCAAGTCGAACGATTCGAGGAGCAGCGCAGAGAGCGACGCCGATTGAATCCGATCGTATCCCCCGAGGTGAAAGACGATGGCTGACGTTTGGTATCGACACGAGATCATTACACACTGCTCTGACTGTCACATGAGGATCCGAAGGTTCTTTGATCGACGCGAACCGCAGCACGAGCTCCCCCGACCGCATGAGGGGGTGACGCCCGCTCGGAAGTGCTACATTTGCATCTGGAAGCACTTTATGTTGAAGATCGGCGTCCACCCGCAGATGGTCTCGACGATCGAGCTCCCGCTCAGGTGGACGAGCTGCGACAGGGGGAGGGCGGCACAGTGACGCGAATCCGATTGACCCGGCTCGGGATCAGGTGGCATCTGATCTGGAAACGCGAGGCGATGGATCCCTTCTGGATCTACGTCATCGCTGCGGCCGTGATCTTGCTCGCGATCCATCTCGGGAGGTCGGCGTCGTGACTGACCCGACGCCGGGAGAGCGGGCAAGAACCGCGATGGACGGGATGTTCGACCTCGCAACTATTGAATTTGCCATCACCGATCAAATACGATGCGCTGTCAATGATGCCGTCGAAGCCGAGCGGGAGCGTTCATCAGAACTACGCGAAGCATTGGGTTGGTACGAAAACGCAACCGCCGCCGAGTTTGAATCAGATACGGGGATTCGCGCTCACAACGCTTTATGCGGCGATGAACGGGGGGCTACCAGCGCAGCCATCAGAGGAGGTGAGGGTGAGTGACCCGCTCTCACTGGACGAGATCCGAAAGTTATTCCAAGAAGCACAAGAAGAAATCAAAGATCTACGCGAGGGCTGGAAGAAGGCAATCCTGCAGACGAAGATCAATCTTCTACCTGAAACAGAAGCGGCTGTTCACATTGAAGAACTGGAGCAGGAGATCACCCGGCTGCGGGCGGCGCTAAAATTCTACGGTGCGGCAGTCAACTACGAACGTGAAATGGGAATGCGTCCCGCGTCACCCATACAACTTGATAAAGGCAAGATCGCCCGCGCCGCGCTGGGATCAAAGTAGTGGGTCTGCTCAGCCATGCTAATACGCGCGATGCGATCGAGCCAGAGGTCTGCGCTGCGCTCAGGCAGCTCGGGATCCCCTTCGAGAAGCTCAACCACCGCGGCGCTCCCGACCTCCTGATCGGCTGGCGGGGCCGCAACCTCCTGATCGAACTCAAGCGGCCAGGTGGCAAGCTCACCCCGGCGCAGGAGCGATTCCACTCGCGATGGCGCGGCCAGGTGTGCATCTGTAGATCGATCGACGAGGTGATCGAGCTTATCAATCCGAGCGCGATCGTCTCGAGTAGATGCCGGTGATACCCTATAGACCGAGGTAAACGCTCGGCTTCTCGATCCGAATAGCGGGGCGCCCCGACCCTCTGCTATAATTCATGGTGATAATCCCGCCTGCACCTCCCCACCACTACCGTCGATCAGGTCGACACAGATGCCAGATCCGAACGATGACGCCGACATCTACGAGGCGCTCGACCTTGCTGAGCCCGTAGATCGATTCATGGAACGGAATACCCGGCGATTCCTGTCGGGCCGAGACGTCGATCATGAGTTCGACGAGATCGACGAGGTCGATGCTTGACGTCGGCCGCGCCCGACTGCCTAGAAGTCGAGCCGATGCCAGTCTCCGAGCTGGCGTCAATGGCCGCGCCGTACAATCCTCGCAAGATCGACGATCATGACCTCGCCGCCCTGAGGCGCTCGCTGAGGTTCTTTGGCGCCGTCGAGCCGATCATCGCGAATCGCCGAACCGGTCGGATCGTCGGCGGGCATCAGCGAGTCAAGGCGGCGCAGGCCGAGGGTCTCGATTCGCTCCCCGTCGCGTGGGTCGACCTCGACGACCCCAGCGAGAAGCAGCTCAACCTCGCGCTCAACCGGATCTCTGGCGATTGGGACGACGCGCCCCTCCGCGAGCTCCTGAAGGGTCTCGAGGCCGAGGGTGCAGATCTCGCCATGACGGGATTCGACGATCACGAGCTCGCCAAGCTCATCCAAGAGCCCCTGGATCTCGGGGTCGACGATGGATCAGCCGGTCATTCCGCACTACCCGAGCCCGAGCAGCGATGCGAACCGGGCGACGTCTGGCAGATCGGCAAGCATCGGCTCATCTGCGGGGACGCCACCTCGAGCGAGGACGTCGATCGCCTGCTCGAGGGTCGCCAGGTGACGCTCGGGATCACATCGCCCCCCTACGCGCAGCAGCGCGAATACGACACGGAGAGCGGGTTCGAGGGGATACACCCTGACCGGTTCGTCGAATGGTTCGCAGACGTCGCCGACAATGTCTCGAGGAATCTGTCGGACGATGGATCATGGCTCGTCAATATCAAGGAGCACTGCGAGGACGGGCAGCGCGTTCTCTACGTCAGGGATCTCGTCCTAGCTCACGTCAGGGAGTGGGGCTGGCGGTTCGTCGACGAGTTTATCTGGTCGCATGGCGGAACCCCCAAGACCCCCGCGCAGCGATTCAAGAACGGTTGGGAGCCGATATTCCACTTCGCTCGCGGCCGACACAAATTCTACCCCGACAGGGTCATGCACCCGACCGACGACGTCCCAGACTGGAGCGGCCTCCATCCGAACATGGAGGACGTACAGGAACACGGATTCACTGAGGGGATGAGGCGGAAGGGCGTCGACTCCCGCAAGACAGCTGCAGGTCACAATGAGCGAACCTACGAACAGCAGGGCACGAAGGGTAAGACCGGGGGATACCGTAACAACAAGGACGCGGGACGACTCGCCGACAATCAGGGCAAGGGACTCTACAACGGCGGGATCCCCGACAATCTACTCGGGGGCATGGCTTACCCGTCGAACGTCCTCACGCTCGGAAAGAATAGGGACGCGCTCGGCCACCCTGCAGCGTTCCCCGTGTCGATGCCAGACTTTTTCATTCGCGTCCTGACCGATCCGGGGGACGTTGTGTTCGATCCATTCATGGGGAGCGGCTCGACGATGGTCGCATCTGCCGCGCTCGGTCGCGAGTGCCTCGGGATAGAACTGTCCCCGAAGTATTGCGACATCGTCCTCTCGAGATGCGAGGCGCAGACCAACGCGGTCGCGGCGAAGGTATGAGGTGGCTCGTCTACAACGCCCCCGACCTCGTCGCCGCGTTCGTCGTCAGCCGACTCGGATTCCCCGTGATCCTCGGAGGGACGGAGGGTGGGTGATTGTCCCGAGCATCTGAAGGCGACCCAATGGAAGCCAGGCGAAAGCGGGAACCCGCAGGGTCGACCGCCTCGCCTAACATTCGAGACGATCGTCGCACGAGTCCTCGACGAGGAGATCCCCGGATCCGACACGACGAAGCGCGAGGCGCTCGCGAGGGTGTTCGTCGACTCCATGCTGAAGCGGAACGGGCAGATGATCCGAGAGTACCTGGCTCGAGCGTGGCCTGCGGTTCAAAAGCATGAGGTCGATCTCCCCGCAGTCGATGACTCTGCGCTCGAGGCTAAGATCAATCAGTTCCTCGCCGGAGAGGACGAGCCGGTTCCTGCAAAGCCTAACGGCAACGGAGCGGCTGCAACTTGACTCTCTTTGGGTTCCCCTACCGCATCAGGTCGAGCCGCCACCAGGCTGGTTTATTTGGATCATGCAGTGGGGCGCGGGTAGCGGTAAGACATTCACGGGCGCTCAGATGGTTCGTAAGTGGTGCGATTCGGGCGAAGCGCGGACCGTCAATGTCGCTGGTCCCACTTGGGTCGACACTATGAGGACGATGGTACACGGATCCGAGGGCGCCCCCGGGCTGTTGGGCGTCTGGCCTGCTCACCAACGGCCGACGCTCCGCATGGCGAAGGACGACCCGAACCTCATCACGCATAACGGCGCCAAGATCCAACTGTTCGCAGCGCAGAAGGCCGAACGATTCCGGGGCCCCGCAGCTGACAAGGCATGGTACGACGAGATCGACGCGTGGAAGCCCGAGGGCATGACGGGGCCGGAGGCCTTCGCGCTTGGCGAGCAGAGAATCAGGACGGGGGCGAACCCGCAGATTATATGCACATCGACGCCGAAGCGCAGAGCGTTAATCAAGAGGCTGATCTCCCGCGCTGACACCGTCGTTACGCGTGCGTCTATGTACGACAACGAGTCGAACCTCGCGCCGAGCTACGTCGCGGCGCAGCACGCCGAATACCACGGGACGAGACTCGGGCGCCAAGAACTCGACGGCGAGATTCTGCCCGACGTCGAGGGCGCGATCGTGTCTCAAGAGATGATCGACTCGCAGCGCTGCGCGGGAGTTTCACCCGAGGCGTTCGAGCGCGTGGTCGTTGGCGTCGACCCCTTTGGCGGGGGAGGCGACGCCTGCGGCATAAGTGCGACTGCGAGGGCGGGGCCACGGCGGGCCTACGTCCTCGCAGACCGCACTTGCACCCTCGGCCCCGACGGATGGGCGCGCAAGGTGATTGAACTCGCGCTTGAGTTCGAGGCGAGCTGCATCGTCTGGGAGGCGAACTACGGCGGCGATCTCGTGCCCACCGTGCTCGCGCACGCGATGGAGCGCATGGGCGTTCAGATCAGAACAAAGAAGGTCTGGGCATCGAAGTCGAAGCCAAGCCGTTTCGAGCCGGTCGCCGGGATGTACGAGCGCGGGGAGGTGTCGCACGTCGGCAGCTTCCCTGAACTCGAGGACGAAATCACGCAGTTCACCCCCACGACCTACGAGGGAGACGGATCGCCTAACAGGGCTGACGCGCTCGTGTACTCGATTGCAGAGCTGTTCCCTGTGAGGGCCGGTCTGACTCCAGGCGACCTGTACGGCGAGGACGTGGTGGACGAGGAGTTGAGGCCCCAATGATCTCAGAAGCCAGAGAGCGCATAGCGAGCTGGGTTAGCGGGAAGCGGGCCAGCGGACCCCCTATGGACTTCCAACCGCCGGGCTTCAGGGACTTCGGCCCTGGCATCGCAAACCAGCCCTCGCACGACGTTCTACTGCGCGAGTCGCTCGGGATCGCAGACACCGCCACACGCGCCATCGCGACCCGCGTATCGACCCTGAACCCAGAAGTGAAGCTCAAGCGACGCGAGCGGGACGGCACAGTGGTCGACGAGATCCTCGACGACCACCCGCTCAAGATGGTGCTCGACCGCCCGCACCCGAACATCACCCGCTCACAGCTTCTCCGTCTGACTGGTCAATGGATCGTCACGGTAGGCGAGGCGTACTGGCTCAAGGTCGGGTCGATGCTCGGGACTCCGCTCGAGCTGCACCCGATCCCGCCGACGAACATCGTCCCGCTCGTCACGAACGGCGTCGTCGAGCGGTACAGGGTACGCAACGGCGCGGGCTCCGAGGAGTTCCTTCCTGCCGATCAGGTCATTCGCTTCTTCTTCCCCGACCCCGAGAATATGTGGGCGAGCGAGGGTTACCTCGCACCCGAGGCGGTTACCGCCGACGGTCTGAAGTTCGCAGGGCAGCACCTACGCAGGCGTTACGAGAAGGACGCGACCCCTAAGTCCGTCCTTGAGACGGGCGTCGACGCGACGGCGTTCTCAAAGACAGAGCGCGACAGGTTCGCCGCAGAGTGGAGCAAGAACTACAACACGCGCTTCGGAAAGAACACCGACTCCCCCGCGATCTTGCCCGTCGGATACAAGCTCATCGAGATGATGATGCAGAGCGGCGCGGACGTCGTCCCGCTGCTTGAGTTCTGGCGAGACGAGCAGCTCATGGGCTACTCGGTCCCGCGCTCGATTCTCGGCCAGGTCGTATCAGGCGACCGCTCCAGCGCCGAGACGAATCAGTACGTCTTTGACCGCCACGCCGTGAAGCCCGTCGCGAACCTGATCGCCGATGCGCTCACGCTACAACTCGCGCCGGACTTCGACTCGGGCATCTTCGTCCAGTTCGAGGAGTTCGTCTCGGACGACAAGGAATTCACCCTCAAGCAAGAAGCGTCAGACCTTCTCGGCATGGTTCGCTCGGTCAATCAAGTCCGCCAGGATCGCGGGCTCGACCCGATCGACTGGGGTGAGCTGCCCGTCGCGAACATGGGCCAGCAACCCTACGACATTGACGGATTCGACGACTTCCCAGGCGATCAGCCAGGCGCGCTCGGCGATCTCGAGCCGGTCGACCTCGACCCCGAGGACGAAGGAGACGGCCGCTCAGGGGGTGACCCGTATACCTACTACCCCTTCAACACGCATCAGGCGCGAACCTCGCGATCCCGCGCTGAGCACTTCTCGCCCGAAAACGAGTGGAAGCGCCAGATCAAGCGCGAGAAGCAGTTCGTCCCGATCATGCTCCGGGCGATTCGCACGATCTTCCGCGCGCAACTCGAGAGCGTTCTGCGGCTGCTCGAGGATCAACGCACCCGCGCCGTCGATCCCGAGCTGCTGATCGACCCCGACGAGTGGGCGCGGCTGTTCGAGATCCGAGCGGAGCCGATCAGGCAAGCGGCCTTCATCGAGATCCTACGCGAGACGCTGACTGGGCTCGGTGGTGGCGACGATGCCTTTGCGTTCACGCCCGAGATGCAGAAGGTGCTCAGGCGTCAGGGCGCAGACCTCGTCACGAATGTGAACGCCACCACGAAGAAGCGGCTGGGGGCCATGCTCGCCGACGCTACCGGCAAGGGTGAGAGCGTCGACCAGATCGCGAAGCGGATCAAGACGGAGTTCAAGAAGCGAGTCAGAACAGACGCGCGCACGATCGCGCGCACCGAGATCCTCAAGGCCAGTCAGACGGCGCAGCTCGAGGCGTTCGAGGTGATGGACGTCGATCAGAAGCGCTGGAATACGAACCTCGACGCCGACGTTCGCGACTCGCATCAGTTCGCCGAGGGCCAGGTCAGGGACGTCGGCCAGCCGTTCGATCTCGGGAATGAAGCCGCAGACGCGCCAGGTGTGGGGGCGGGTGGCGGCGCACTGAGCGCAGGCAACTCGATCAACTGCCGCTGTTTCCTCACTCCGGTGAACGACTGATGGGCAGGCTCGCAATATGCCTACCGCATCTCGAGAACGTCAAGGCTCAGTATGCCTTCTCGCTTGCGGCGATGGTGCTCAGACTCTCGAACGTGAGGTCGAAGGGCGTCGAGGAGGTCGTCACGGTGACAGCCTCGAGTTCGATTCTCCCGGCCGTTAGACAGGAACTAGCAGAGCGCGCGATCGACAAGCTCGAGGCGACGCACCTGCTCTGGATCGACTCGGACCATAGCTTTCCGAACGACACGGCCCACAGACTCCTTGAGCATGGGCGGCCGTGGGTCGGGATCAACGCGACGACCAGGACGCTACCGCTACGAGGAACGGCGATCGACGCGAAGCTCCAGCCGGTCTCGACAGGGCGACACGAGAAGGGCCTCGAGAAGGTTTACAGGATGGGCTTTGGAGTTGCGCTCATCGAGGCGCGCGTGTTCCAGGCGATGCCCCGCCCGTGGTTTATGACCGAGTACGTCGCTTACGGCGACGGGTACGTCTACCGGGGTGAGGACATCTACTTCTCGGAGAAGGCGAAGGCGGCGGGGTTTTCGCCGATGGTCGATCACGACCTCACAAAAGAAACCACCCATATCGGGGCCGTCGGATTTAACTCGACGATGCTCTACGACGAGGGCCTGACATGAGTAAGTACGAGAGAACAGCACGAATCGAGAGCATCGGCACGGACGGCGTGTTCGAGATGACACTCGCCACCGAGGGCGAAGCCTCCGACGGGCACGTCCTCTCGATCAAGGGCGGGCAGATTCCCGAGCGTATGCCACTTCTGGCATCACACTGGAACGATCCGAACGGGACGCTGGGCTCGGTCACGAACCCGACCAAAAACCTCGGCGACTCCCCCCCGCGCCTGCTCGCGAGAGGGAACATCGAGATGAACGGCCCAATGGCCGAGGCGCGGCGCGACCTCGCGCACATGATCGCCGAGGGCCACGTCAACGCGGTGTCGATCCGGTGGGACGAGGTGCCCGGCAAGTCAATCCGGCGCGTGAACCTCCCGTCCGACCACCCGCACTTCGTAGATGCGGAGACCGCGAACGGTCCCGCGCGCTGGGGGATTTACTTCGAGGAGTGGATCGCGCGAGAGGGTTCCGTTGTCGCGCTAGGCGCAGACACCGCCGCGCTCATCGGACGCGCAGACAGCTCCGAAGGCGACGTCCAAAACTTCTGGCGCGGCATGGCCGACGACTCCCAAGAGCCCGAGCGAGTTCCTGGCGACACGACCAAGATCCTCCAGTGGCTCCGCAACGATTCGCGCGACGCGATGGCGTCAGGCGCAACCGTCGCTGATCTCATCAACTCCGTGGCATCAGGCACAGACCTCGAGGACGAAGCCTCGCAGCTCGTAGAGGTCGAGATCGGAGGCCAAAGAATCCTGCTCCCCGCAGAGCTGGCGACCGCGCTGGCAGACGAGAGGAGCGACAGAAGCGACGACGCGATCGACGTCGAAGTTAAACCCGATCCCGAGCCCGAGGCTGACCTGCCTCCGGTCGACAACTGGGATCTCTCGGGCGTGACCTCGCCCATTGACACAGAAGAGTTCGGACGGCTGCTATCCGCAGCGATGGATGAGCAAGACGTCCGCATCAGAAAAACGGTCGACGAGCTTCTGGCTCAGGCGACCGGGAAGGTGAAATCGAATGTCAGCAGAACTAAATACTCCGCCTGAGGACGACAACAAAACGTCGGCCTTGGCTGCGATGGTCAACTCCGTGTTGGCGAAGCGGGAGGAGCAACTCATCGAGGGCATCGGTCGACAGATCGCCGTTCTCGCCGAGACGCCCGACCGCACGAACGTGAGCGACCTCACGCCCGACGGCCCCGTCGAGACGAACCGATCGGAAGGTCGGATTGTCACTCGGAGCCAGCCCGAGGACGCGCTCTACCGCAACCTGCTCCGCGCGAAACCCTACTTCAAGGGCTCCAGGGATCCCGACCAGGATCACTGGAACAATCAATGGCTCACGGGGCTCCGCACCAACGACGTCGCCTTGCAGCGCATGGCGAGGGTGAAGGCCGACGAAGCCTATGCCCGCGCGAACCTGCTCGAAGGCGCCCTCGACCTCTCGGACCCGACGGCTCTGACCTCGGGATCGGGCGCGAACCTGCTCCCGCAGTCGTTCTCGAACGTCATCGAGATCGCAAAGCAGCAGTCGGCGGTGATCGCACCGCTCTGCCAGAACTTCACCACCGCGGGCAACACGCTCCGCGTCCCCACCGTCGGAGCGGTCACGGCCGTGACAGCTGCGGAAGGCGCGGCCCCGGCCGAAGCCAACCCGGCCACAACGTCCGTGATGCTCATCCCGCACAAGCTCGGCGCTCGGATCATCCTCTCGGATGAGCTGCTCGCCGACTCGGCGTTCAACGTCATGCAGATCATGAGTTCTCGCGTGGGCCAGGGCATCGGCCTGCTCGAGGATACACAGATCCTCACGACGAACGGGACCTCGCCCAACCTCACGGGTGCGCTCGCGGGCGGAATCGTGACTTCGGCAACCACGACAAACCTCGTGTCAGCGGACCTCGCGACGTTGTTCTTCGCGCTGGGCAAGGCGTATCAGCCTAACGGTACGTGGCTCGCAGGCACGCTCGTCGCAACGCTGCTCACGAATCTCGTGGACGGCAACGGTAACCAGGTGCTCCAGTCCGGCAACGGAGCTCGGATGCCTGTCACCGACGCGAACCTGCCCTCGGCGATCGGCACGATCTTCGGACGGCCGGTCTACCACGTCCCGGCAACCGCTGGCGACCTCATCTTCGGTGATCTCACGAGCTACGCGGTCGTCCGCAAGGGCGGCATCGAGGCGAAGGTCAGCACTGACGTTGGGTTCGCAACCGATACGACTCAGTTCAAGTTCACCGAGAGGATGGACGGACAGCTGGTCGACGCGGTTGGCATCAAGGAGATCGACGCCATCACGTCGTAATCCGATTCACCCTGAGAGATCGCCCGCCCTCGACTTGGGGGCGGGCCTTCTCTCTCCCTTGGGAGATTCACGTATGACAGAGTTCGAGATTCAACAGCGACTGGAGAAGATCAGGCGGCTCGCGCGTCCCGGCTCTAGCCGAGATTCCGCTGAGCGGCTCGAGGAGATCGGCGGCATCTCCGCAGGAAAGGGGAACTTCCCAACGAAGTCGACACTGGCAGAACGACTCGCTGCAGGGATCGCATCGCGACCCCCGGGCCACGAGGAGAAGAAGCCGAAGGCCGAGAAGAAGGAGCGCAAGGCGAAGGCGTCGAACGACCGGAAGGACGACGGCGGGCTCAACCGGGGGGAGACATGAGGCTACGCTCGATATTCTGGGGCGTGCTGTGCGCGTTCATGTTCCTTGCGCTCGACGCCTACGCGGTCGACGGCGACCACTACCCCAACGTCCTCATGGACTCAGCCTGCACCGACACCGAGGACACGCCCGCCGCTCAGGCGGGAGGCCCTCGACCGTTGATCCAACTCACGGGATCGCTCGACGGTTTCTGCGACCACGACTCTCGGATTCTGACGGGACCGATCTCAGCCGATACTCAATTCGGACCGTTCAAGCTTGAGCCAGGAGCCATCGGGCTCCGCATCTGGCTCGACTCCGACAACGTCACAGCCGACACGGCCACTTGGACGATCAACCTAAAAGTGAAGCGCCCTCACGAGGCGACGTTCTACACGATCGTTTCGTCTGCGAGCTTCGCGACAGAGGCGAACCATGTGCTCGTGTTCGTTCCGGCAGCCCAGGCGGAAGGCGGAATCACTACCGCGTCCCAGGAGATCGACATAGCAATCCCTGAGGTTTTTTACCTCGTGCTGAATCTCGGAACCGCTACAGCGTGGGACGGGAACATATCAATGGAGCAATTCTGAAATGCCGTGGCGCGGCGCGACCCAGAATATCGCAGGGCTGATCTCCGCGCCCGTCGCGGCGTCGCAGACCAACGCCTTCTCGGTCGAGAACATTCTCTCTGAGATGACGATTCGGCTATCTGATCCTCCTGGCACCGGGAACTCGATCACCGTTCGGCTTCAGAATAACCAGGCCGGCGACGACCTGACGGAGGCCGTCACGCTTTCGAACCTCGAGACGTTCAAGCAGTCGACGGGCTTGTCGATGGCGGTCGGTACGCTCTGGCTCGAAGTCTCAGCCGTGGGCGGTACGCCTACCGCGATGAACCTCTCGGGCGAGTACGTGATGAACTCCGTCACCGGAGTGACCGACCCGTTCACGACGCTCGCCAAGGTGAAGCTCGACGCAGACATCGCGGGCACCGACGCAGACCGCGACACGGTGCTCAACTCCCTGATTGCGGGCGTCACGAACGAGATGCAGAAGTGGATGGGCAGGAGCATCGTGCAGGCCACGGCCACCGCAGAGAAACAGGACGGCCACAACTCGGACGAGATCTACCTCGACCACTACCCGATCATCGAGGTTACTTCGCTGACTGAGGGCGGGACCGCGCTCGTCGAGGACACGGACTTCGAGGGCATCGAGCAGGATCTCGAGGACGGCAAACTCGTCCGCATCTCTGGCGACGATCCGGTTCAGTGGGCCAATGGCCGACGGAACATCGTCGTCACCTACGACTACGGATACGTCACGATTCCCGAGACGCTCGTGATGGCTGCGACCTCGCTCGCCGTCGCGCGTTACAAGGAGACGGTGCAGTCGGGCTCTGGATGGCGCGGCCTACTGTCAAAGGGCGTCGACCCGGCGTCCACGATCACGTTCGACAAAGACATCTGGGCGCGCGAGACGATTCCCGCGATGGCACCGTTTAGGCGAAGGTCGACGTAGTGGTCGTCGCGATGCGCGTTTCAGTGACGGGCAGCAAGGAGCTGCGCCGCGCGCTCAAGAAGCTCGACCCAGGTGAGAACTTCGACATCCTGAGGAAGAGCCTGATAAAGGCTGCGGACCTCATCCAAGAGGATGCCGCAGACGTTCAGATTCTCAAGGGTGGCGGCGGGAAGCGCAGCGGCATGACTCCACCCGACCCGAAGCACTTGACGGCACGCATCGGAAACTTGCGGCGCAGCATCGGCCCGGACCTCAGGCCGCTTCCGTTCGCGATCGAAGTCGGCACCGAATTGTTTTACGGGAAAATCCACGAGCTCGGGCTCGGACGATACCCGGAGCGCCCGTTTCTCTCACCCGCGATTGAAAAGGTCGCGCCGAAGTTCGAGGACATCTTTCTCAAAAACTGGAAGAGAGAGGCGGGGGTCTAAGTGCCGTCACGCATGAAGGCAATCCGAACGGCTGTCGAAGTCCACGTCGCCACATCGTTCTCGGGCAT